GGGGCTTCGGACCGGGAGTGTGGACGACGCGATCGACGAGCGCCCACCTCCGGTCGTGGCTGCGCTCCCTGGACTACGGTGGCGAAGAACAGGTCTCCGACCCCTACGAGCAGAGCATCGCCGTCTTCCGTGCGGTCAACGTCGTCGGGGACGCCCTGAGCCGGGCACCGATCCGCCTGTACCGGGGCGAAGAGGAAGTGACGAGCGGGCGGGTCTTCGACCTCCTGCAACGCCCGAACGCTCTCATGCGGCAGAGCGCGTTCGCGAAGGTCGTCGTCGCGCACCAACTCCTTCACGGGAACGCCTACGTCTACCTCGACGAGCCGGACTCGCTCGGCGTACCTCGCGCCCTGCTCCCTCTCCCTCCGAACACGGTGACCCCGGTCCGCTCCTCGGGGAACGCCTACGAGTTGCGCGGCTGGAGATACAGCCGGTCGGGGTCCGACGGAGTCGTGATCCCTCCGAGCCGCATGATGGCGCTCCAGTACGCTCCGTCGCCGACCGACCCGCTCGTTGGAACGAGTCCGCTTGACGTGGCGTCGGTCTCCGTCGAGAGCGATCACCTCGCGTCGGTCTGGAACCGGGCGGTTCTCCAGAACAGCGGTGCCCCGGCGGGCATCCTCAAGTGGGCGGGCGAGGGTCGGTTCGACGAGGCGGACGCGCGATTGGTCAAGGACCAATGGGTCGAGACCTACGGCGGCGCGAACAAAGCGGAGTCGATCGCCGTCCTCGGAAGTAACTTCGACTGGCAGACGATCGGCGTCAACCCGAAGGATATGCAATGGCTCGAAGCCCGGCGGTGGAACCTCGGCGACATTGCGCGTGCCTTCAACGTGCCGCTCGTATTCTTGAACGAGTACGAGAGCAGCGGTCTCTCCGACGCGGGGCTGAAGATCCAGGCGAAACTCCTCTACACGAATAACGTGATCCCGATGGCGGTCACGTTCGGGCAGGTTCTCACCGAGACGGTCGTCCGCCCTCTCGACCCGAGCGTCGTCGCGGTCTTCGACTTCGACTCCGTCGAGGCTCTCCGCGAAGACCTGACCGAGAAGCTGGAGCACGCGAAGCGTCTCGCGGAGTTAGGCTTCCCGATCAACGCGATCAACGCGAAGCTCGAACTCGGACTCGACCCGGTCGAGTGGGGAGACACGCACCTCGTCAACGCCGGGCTGATCCCGGTCTCCGATCTCCTGGCCTACTCGGCGGCACCGACGGCGATCGAGGGAGAAGGAGACGACGCGCCCTCCGGCGCTCCCGCCGCGACGGCGAAGGAGTTCACCGGGGTGCAGATGACCACCGCCGTGGACATCGTCGCGAAGGTCGGCAAGGGCGAACTCCCTCGGGACTCGGCGATCGGCCTCCTGATGACCCTGTTCGGATTCTCCGAGTCGGAGGCGGAAGCCATGGTCGGCTCGGCGGAGGCTTCGACCCCGATCGAAGAAGAACAACTCCCGACGGAGGCGGCGTTCTCGCGGGCGGAGATCGCGGTCCCGGAGTTCGTTCGAGATAACGCCCGGCGGGGCCTGGAGTACCACGCCCAAGGGCGGAGCGGGGACGGTATCCGCCCGCACACGATCCGCGAGGCAAGGGCCATGGCGGCGGGCGACGTGACGGAGGACAAGTTGCGGAGGATGTCGGCATGGTTCGCCCGGCACCTCTCCGACCTCGACGCCTCGAAGAACTCCGACCCGAACGACGAGGACTACCCCGGAGCGGGAGCGGTCGCTTGGCTGCTTTGGGGCGGGAACCCGACCTCCGAGCCGATGCGGGCGAAGGAGTGGGCGGACCGGACGCTGGCGCAGATCGCGGCGGAGAGCGCCGAGGCGGACCTCCGCCACGATGCCCACGGGCTAGTCACGCAGAGCGTCGTCGTCTCTCGTTCGGTCTTCGAGGAGTCGGACGCGGCGAGGGCACTCCTCTCCGCCGAGGGCTTCGGGGTCGATCTCCTGGAGGCGACGGACGTGTCGTGGCGGTTCCGCCAGGCGTGCCCCGAGAAGTTCATCTCGGGGTCTCTCCGGGCGCAACGACTCGCGGACGGCGTGATCGCGATCAAGGGCCGACTCGCCTCCGACTACGAGGGGCCGAACGGCGAGTGGGTGCTCCCCGAGTGGCAGGAGCGGCAGATCGAACTCGTCCACGACCGCTTCCGCCGCCCGGTCGAGCGCAAGTTGCAGAGCCGCCTCTCGCGGATCTTCTACGAGATCCGGCGGGACATGATCGGGGCGCTCGAAGGGCAAGCGGTGCCGGAGCCGGAGTCGGTGGACGGGCGCTCCCTCAAGCGTGACCCGCTGGACGCGGAGATCACGGCGGCGGGAATCCAGATGGTCCTCGACGCATTCGACCCTGCCGCGCAGCCGGAGAAGTTCCGGTCGATTATCGACGAGGCGATCGTCTCCGGGTTCGACACCGGCGAGTTCAAGGCGAACGAGTACGGCGTCGAGTACGACCCCGCGAACCTGAACGTCGCCCGGAGGCGGGTGCCGAAGATCGCGACGAACTTCTGGGAGCGGAGCCTCGGTCGATACGTCACCGTCTTCGACCGGACGAAGAAGAAGGTCCGGGACACGCTCCTGGAGGGGCTGACCCTCGGCGAGAACCTGAACCAATCGATGGAGCGGGTGCGGGCGGTGTTCCGATCGTCGAGCGCGGGCCTCTCCGTCGGGCGTGCGCGAACGATCGCGAGGACGGAGGTCGGCATCGCCTCGTCTCTCGGAGAAACGGAGATGTACGGCGAACTCGGAGTTGAACGGGTGGAGTGGCTGTCGGCGGGCGATAGCGCGGTGCGCGAGTCCCACCGACGAGCGAACGGAACCATCCGCGAGATCGGCAAGAAGTTCGGCAACGGACTGCGCCGACCTCTCGATCCTTCGGGGCCTCCCGAGGAGGTGATAAACTGCCGTTGTGACCTGATCCCTGTCGTGGACCCGGTCGTATAGGAGAGACCCATGCGAGACTTCGATCTTCCCTCTGGCGACTACGGTCGCGACCTTACCGACGGCAAGCACGTCGTCTTCCGCCGGGGCGAGAGCGAGCCGCTCCGCCAGGTCGAGGACGAGGACCGGACGATCGAGTTCATCGCCTCGACGGACGGGATCAAGCGGGACGGCAACCGCGTGCGGAACGACGGGTGGGACTTCAGCAACTTCGAGAAGAACCCGGTCTTCCTCTGGGGACACGATCAGGGCGGCGGAGACAAGCCACCGCTGCCCCCGATCGGCTCGATCTCGGAGTACTGGGTCGAGGAGGTAGACGGAGCGGACAGCGGCATCACGTCGCAACTCAAGATCCGCGTCCGGTTCGCCACGCACGATCTCGCGGAGACCGTCTTCCAACTCTATCGGCAGGGGCACCTCCGTGCCGTCTCGATCGGCTGGACCCCGCTCGAATACGAGCCGATCCTCGACGGCGAGGGAGTACAGGTCGGGTGGGACTTCATCCGCTCGGAACTCCTGGAGGTCTCCGCCGTGCCGGTGCCCGCCGACCCTGACGCCCTGATGGTCGCGGCTGCGTCGGGAGTTCTACCCCAGGATCAGATCGGCGCGTTCGCTCGCGCCATGCGGAGCAGCCACGCGGGAGCGTATTGGCTCGACTCGCGCTCCGCGACCGACGACGACAACCAGAACAGCGAGGAGCGCACCGACGTGGAAGACAAGACGAGAGCCGTGGAGTGGGAGCAAGCCGGGGAGATCATCGACGGGCTGGAGGCGGAGATCGACCGCCTCGGGGAAGCGATCGAGGCGGGAGACCGCGAAGCGATCGAGAAGTGCGTGGCGATGACCGAGAGTCTAATCGAGAAGCACGAAGAGTTCCTCCATGCCGTCTACGATGAGTTCCTGTCGGCGGAGGACGAGGACGCGATGGAGGACGAGGACGAGGACGAGATGCGACTCCTCGCGGTCCTTCGCGATCGCTTGACCGAAGTCCTCGAAGCCGACGCCGCCCTCCAGAAGAGGGAGTACGACCCTGCGATGCTCGACGCCGCCCGGTCGCTCCTCGCGGACCTCCGGGGAGACGTGGCCCGCCTGATCGACGCGCACGCAGCCGAGGACGCCGCTGCGATGGCCCTGGAGATCGGGCACGCCATGGAGCGTCTC